TCGTTATATTTTTCTAGCTCGTAGACTAGTTCTTCATCTTCATTATTTTCATTGTATGTGGATATTACTTTTCGGGCATCAACTAATTTCAAATCTTTCTGAAGAACTTGCTTAGAGCAAACTCTATATTTGACCAGTTTCTATCTCCTCTATAAGTTTGGAAATTATATTTATACAAACTGTTTATTTGGATCAGATGCAAGGTGTAAAAATAGGGTTGGAGAAATGGCAACTATGTTACCAGCAATCATTACTCTTTTTTCTTCACACTCACAAGGCGGAACAGAGTGTATTGCTTGTCCGTCAAATATAATAAGGTCACCGACTTTAGGTTCAAACATGATACCAGCTTCTGGAAAGACTAGTGGACTACTTCCTTTTGGAACTTGTAGATAATAACACCAACTCCACAATGCAGGCCAATGAGAATGTTCTTGCGTAAACTCACCTTTACCATAAGATGCACCCCAACATTCATCCGTCATAAGTCTAGGGGATTGTCCTTTGTTTCTTACTGTGTGTGTATCACCATCCACATGAGTAGAACCATATCGCATTTCCTTTGCGATTGATTCAACAATAGAAGATAGTTTACCAAAATCATCATCTTTCATATGCATACGCCAGTCAGTCATATTCGCTTTGACGTTTGTTTTATGCTTCATCACATCTGGATATGTAATTACTTTTTGAATGAGTGTATCATGTGTACTCTTATCTAACTGTTTAGTTTCCAAAAGATTTACATCATAAACTGGGCGTTTCATTTTAAATTCATAGTTAGGTATCATCATACAACATTCCCCATTATTAAAATTCTAGTAGTACTTCAAGTCTATCGCAGCTGCACTCAAGGTGTTAGTCCACTTTATCATAATATAATATAATTCTCTCATCATTTCACAATACTTGTAACCATAAAGGTTATCGCCTACTTTCATTTTAATACTTCTTATCATACCATAAACAATTCCATCTGTCAAGGTCTGAACATTTATTATATACAGTTTTTGTCATCTGTGCTGCAACTTCAATAGTAGACGGCATAGTACTACAACCACTCATCACCACGACACACACTATGCAGAGTATTACTGCATAGTAGTATGTGTATTGTTTCCACATAGACTTATAAGTCTTGGTCAACATGACCTCCATATCTAAATTCTTTTGCGGCTGCATCATCAATCTGTTTCATTACATCTTCAGTAAAGTATTCAGTCGGATTATTAATAATCGTCTTACCGAACTGTGTCTTACCATCAGGCAATTGTATTCTTGTTGATACTTGTTTAAAGATGTCATACTTGACTGCAAGTTCTAAGAGTCCATAGTATCGATCAAGTCCATTCTCATAAGACAAACGAACATCTACCATCTTGTTCTCAATAGTCAATCTTGACTTATGATTCTTACAATGCACAATGTTACCAATAACTTCCGTACCATCTTTCTCTTTCTTCTTAGATAAAAAGATAATAGATGAAGCTGCATACTTCAATCCAGAACCACCACCCATTTCTTTGGTAGGGAACATAGAACCCATTGAATCATATGTGTGATTGGTCACAACCATAGGAACACCACAACGACCTAGTTTCAAAGTCAGAACTCTAAATGCAGCCTTCAGAACTTGAGCTCTTGTCATATCTCTGGTTTCTTTTCCGTCAGAAGTATCTTCGACTTCTTTCGTAGTCGATAACATACCAAGTGAATCTAAACACATCATCATAGGGCGTCTGTCTTCCACTTTCTTTGCAAGATAACTATCTAACACTTTGATTGCTTGTGTTCTAAACTCTTGTACTGTTGTTACTGGTATCATAACCATTCTTGATGGGTCTATACCTCTATCAATAACCATCTGTTTGGTAATCGCACTTTCACTTTCAAAGTACAAACAACCAGCGTCTGGATTGGAGTCGAGGAATGATTTAACCATACCCATAACAAAGAACGTCTTTCCAGTTGCAGACTCACCAGCGATTGCAGTAATCTTATTAGAGGGAAGTCCACCATATATCGTTCCACTCAGTAATGCATTGAAGATATAAGAACCAGTATCAATGAAACCACCGACATCTGCACCCTCTACACCATCACTCACTAGAGCTGCATACTCATTTCCAGTTTGTTTAATTATATCTTTTAAAAAATCACTCACTTATATCACTCCTTGTATTATTGCAATTATCAATTATTGTTGTTCTACCATTAAAACCAATCTGTGCATCTAACATTCTCTTAGAAGTTTCAAGCATTATACATGCTAACATAAGAATATCTTCTTTGTCATCACACATCATTATCTGTTGATCGATAGGCATCATCAGTTCTTTCATTCTTTCAGTTACTTTGCTCATATGTCACCCTCTTTCCGACTTGCTGATTTCAATGCATCAAAACCGCCTGGATATCGTTCCGACAGTTTATCCACATTGATATCAAAGATTTCTTCCCATGAAGTATCTAGTGCGATAATCGCTTGTGACATATACCAACAGATGTCACCTAGTTCACTCTTTAGATGTTTCTTCGTATCGTCATCTATCTCTTTACCTTGAAAGAGTAACTTCTTTACTATGTCATTAAACTCACCGACCTCACCAGACAATCCTATAGAGGCTGTAATAAGTCTTTGAGGTTCAATACCATTTTCTATCATAATGCCTAATGCATCTGAAAAGTCTAGTGGGTATTTACTTGCATCACTTGTTACAGTATCCACAAAGTTTACATAATCTCTTAATACACTTGGGTTTTTTCTCATAATATCTCCTAATTTAATATACCTATTATACCATTAATAAATGATTTTGTCAAGGACTGAACTACCACAGAGTTTTTTCGCTCCGAAAACGCATTTTTTTGAACCTCATATCTGTAGTATCATGTAGACACACACAGACATCCACAGAATAAACCCAATCCAACACCATAGTATCATCTTCGTTTTCCAGTCGCACTATCTTTAGCCTCTGTCGCACTCAACACAACCAAGTTGCCTTTGTTATACGCCTGACCTAATACTGCATTACCTTTGTATTCTTTCTGAGTACGTTTGGTTTGCACTCTCCACTCATAGTCCTTTATATCCTTAGAGGGTAACTGTTTTGACACTTGCACAGTTTTGAGGGGGGTGGGTGTTCGTGTGTAAGATGAATCCACCCCCATCTTCGAGAGAAACTTCTCATGTGCAATCAACGACTTCTCCATACTAACTGTAAGTTTTTTTTTCTTCTTACTTTTCTTATGGTTAGTTGTTGTCCAATATGCTGGGAGTAAGTGCATAGTCATAATCTATAACACTCCGAAATAAAACTTGACAATACCAGTAGCCATAATAAATGCACCGATAGAGTTAAGAACGATTAATGCACGATCATGCCACCAATATGCAACGAGTAACCAACCTAAGATTCCGATCAAGTATAATACCATAGTCAAAGGATACTGAGGGAATAGTTCTACACCCATTGCAGTAGAGAGCTGTGCAGTTATAAGGACTGAGGAGGCACACCATTTGACATACCAGTCCTTAGTGTGTATTGGGGTAATCTTTGTTATTTCAGTTATCGTCATAATGTATATACTTTCGTTGTTGTTATAGAGGGAAGTGCAAATGACTTTACTCCAGTTTTGGGGGGTAGGGTCTACTGCGAAATATCTCTTTGGATACTTATTACATTTATAGATTGCCATAGACTTCCCAGTTTCACTGGGGGGCTATCTGAGAGAGAGTAGAGAAGAAGACTCAACACAATATCACACCTCGAATGAGGAACTTTGCTGTGACCCATACCAACCTTAATGAGTCTTCTCTCTAATTCTTACTTACAGTATACCATCAAATAGTACATCTGTCAATACCTTATCCAAAACAATCTGATTTAATTAACTTTGGTTTCTTCTTGAACATAGCGACTGTACCATCAACATAGTTTCCCTTATCAATCCACATAGTATAAGCTTTACACTCTACTACACAGTTGACTGCAAGAGTGCATATAGAACATGGGTCTTCTTTCTTATTGTTCGGCCCATAGTATACGTCTTCTCCAGCGAAGTTAGACTTCTTGTTATTGTACATCCCTTGTGTGGAGATCATCACTTCATTATCATATGTAAACATTATTTTTTCTTTCTCTCTATTGTCTATACTAAGAGTATAACAGCCTTTTCAATAGAAGTCAACCCCTCCTCTGTAACCCTTACTCAGCAACGATCACAGAAGACACCTAATATGGTTAACTCTGTACTATACTGCGAATCACCGAATCACTTTAGGTATAGTTCACCCTAGTACATAT